TTTTGCAGATTTGTCTAAAACTTTACCAGCTCCAGAAAGTAATTCGCCTAAACCAGCTAAAGGGGATGTGAGTCTAGCGAAAACCGATATTAGATTTTTAACTAATAGTAATAAACCAGCACTCACGCCTAAGGCTATGACCGAACCCCAGTCTACATTTTTAAGGAAGTCTGTCATCTTAGAAGCGAGACTTCTAAGTATATCCATAACTAATGATATTCCATCTGATATACCATTAACCAAACCTTTTATGGTATCGGTTCCGACTTTATACATTTCGACGGAAGGTGAATGTATTCCTAATACTTCTTTTATAGCTTCTAATATGGACATACCTATAGTATACAACATTTCAGGTATAGACTTAGCTCCGTCTTCCAATCCATTCATTAGACCTTCTACTATATTCGAACCTATCTCTTCGAATTTATATAAACCTTCGCTAAACTGTTTTATCATCTTCTCGACTGTTGGAATTTTTAAAAAAGCGTCCACCCATTCTTGAACCATTTTGATTGCGCTGGGAAGATTGGCTATCATACTCTTTAACGCTTTAGCTACAAGATTGTTTTCGAATAAAAAGTCTCTAAAACCGACAATCATGTCGCCTAAAGAAGCAGTAACATCAAGTATTGGCAAGTTGACCATACCAAGTACTCTAGCTAGTATTTTTAAACCCATCATTAAACCGCCACCAGTAAAAGTGGCTATTATATCTACTATAGCAAATAAACCTTTAAATGATCTTGTTAATTTATCTATAGTGCTCTCGTTAACCTCGATATAAGTGGTTAATTTATGTAGCGCGGCTATTAGATTATATATTCTTTCAGCTCGAATATTTAATATTTCTTCATCTGAAGAATTTCCGAAAAATGCTTCTCTCCATGCGTCCCCAACCGCTTTACCTACTCCAGCTAAAGCCTTACCCATGTTTCTAAAGGAATCTATTAAAAGTGATCTTCCATCCATTTTATCTATGTTTTTTATAAATTCGTCTAAAGGCACCCCTACTTTGTTGGCCTGTTTTTCTAACTCCCTAAGTGCTTTGATTTGTTCTTTTGTATATCCAGCATTTTTTAACTGAGCATTAGACATTTTAGCGAGTTGCCCTATAGACAATTCTTGAGTTTTTACTAACTTCTCTTGACCCTCTTTATACTCAGTAGCGTGTCTAGTTCCGTCTCCCAGTTTCTCATTTACAAGATTTTGAGCATGAGCCCAATCATATCCAGCTTCTGTTAGTTTTTCAAATCTAGATTGTCCTGATCCAAAATCACCACTTATTATTTTATTTACCACATCAGTATAATCTTTTACTTTTTCTACAGATGTCTCTATAGTTTGTGTAGTGTTTAAAACTTGATCTGCTAGTTTTTTAAATGGATTATCTAAGGCTTTTCCTAGTATAGCGTTTCTGGTATCTGATATAGCGTTTATTATTCCACCAAAAAAATCCGATAATTCGGTGAACACTTCTTTAGCTTGCTCAAAATCTCCTATGAGTAATTCCCAAGTTTTAGCCCACCCAGATTGTGCAGCTTCTTTTAATGTATCAAATAATTGAGTTAGAGTCTTAACTTTGGTCGCAGAATCTTCCATCATCTGAGCTTGTTTCATTAATTCATCTGCTTGTGCTTGTGTCCATTTTCCAGATTCCATCATGCTTTTTGCGTATTTAGCAGCACCATCAACGGTGAAGTTTTTAAGAGTATCGTTTAATATATCAGCTGATAACCATCCCTCTTGAAGAGAGTCTCTAAATGAACCATTTTTAGCTATCAAAGAATCTACTGATACACCATGTTCTCTAGCTGTCTTTTTCAATGCTTCTTGGAATATCTCGCCACCCATTCCGGCGTTTACAACGGAGTTCCAATCCATCAGTTTAACAGTACCGGTTGATAAGGCTTGTGATAATTGATACATTGCAGTCGATGCTTGTTGTGAATTTGATCCCGAAGTGGCTGCTAAATTGGCTATACCTTGAATGCTCTTAGCAGAGTCTTCTAAACCAACTCCCGCAGCTGTAAAGGTACCTATATTACGAGTCATTTCCGCAAAATTATATATGGTTTTATCCGCATATAAATTCAACTCATCTAACGTATCTGTAACTTGACTCATAGTAGTCCCTTTACTTGCGGTATTAGCCATTATGGTTTGGACAGAATTCATTTTAGTTTCGTATTCGTTAAAACCTGTTTTTATAGGATCTATCGTTAGAGCTGAAGCTATTCTTTTACCAGCGTTTAATGCGGAGTTCGTAATATTTACAAGAGCCGTTATAGACATGACCTCAAGAGCTGAGAATTTATTTCTAACAGCTTCTACGCCTTGCCCAAGGGAAGACATATCTACTTTTTTAGATGCATGACTAATGTTCTCTAAACCCTTAGTCGCACCATCCAAATGTAACAGTTTTTTGAATTTGTCTAAAGTAGACATAGTAGCTGATATATTACGTTCAAAGTTTTTATTATCGAATTGCATCTCGACTACTCTTGAGTCTACAGTCTTACTCATATATTTATTACCTCCTTCCATGCAGCATCTGTAATCCTATCGAATATTGGTTGTATTGCTGGATTTATATAATCCCGTCCTTGTACCCATCCACCATTCCTAGTCCCATGTCCATATTGTAGCATTATAGCTATAGGAGCACCCTTTTCGATATGGGAATTATGAAAACTTATAGTTACGCTATTAGCGTCTCTTTTTATTTCATAAGACCATGAATTAGCAGTTTCCCCAGTATCAACCGGAGTAGCAGACCCAAGGGCGGAGACACCTTCTCTACCATATCTCTCGAGATCTCTAATCTTTATTGCTTTTTTAAGATTCCCTAGATATCGATCAACCTTAGAGAAATCACCCTTGTGTCTAAAAGATATCACAAGTATACCCCCTTTTTTATAAACTACCCTTTAGTGTTTAGTTGTTTTTTTCTAGCAGCATTTATTGCTGAGTTACGACTCATTATATCTCTCTTACTTCTTTTCTTCGGAGGAGTGGATTTAATGTTACAAACTTTTATAAGTGTTGTCAACCTATTTAAATGCCATTTTTGACATTCTAACGGTATGTTTAAACTTATCATCCAATAATAAATAAGCTCTGCTGTTACTTGTTCATTGTTGATTTTACCTGGATCGTTATCTGAAAAATAAGTAGCGGTCATTGGTGACCCTATATACGCATTTATATCTTCGATATTTTTCACAGTAAGATATTGATAAACCTTCGGGTCGACGTTTTGGGTTATAGTCATACATTCTATATAATCCATAGTTTCTTCGAAGGTTTTAGTATTCTTAGTTAAGAACGCTTTACCCCATTTTGATTCCCACTTAGCTATTGAAACTAGAGAGTGTTCTAACGTCAGAGAATACGCTTTAGTGTATACGAACTCTTTTTTTAGATCGTCCCATTGTTCACTAGACGGTATAACTATGGTTATCATGGCAAACCTTTATTGTTTCGGTAAAGACATTGGTTGTTTGTTATTGTTTTTCATTTTAGGAATTATACCCTCTACAAAAGCTGCCGCCTTATCTGCGTCAGTAGCTAATTCCATAAATAACATTGAGTACGGAACTGTGTGGGAAAAGCCTATTGACAATTCAGGAGATTTATCAAACCTTTTTCCGTCTGGGGATTTCTCTCCGTATGCGGCCAATATAATTTCCTTGAATGTTTTAATTATTTTATCTCCATCTTTAGCAGCTACTATTTTTTCTAATTTATTGACCATACCACCAGACATACCCAATTCCATTTCCATTAATTCAGCTTCAGATAGATGAAAATAGAAATCCTCAGTTCTCTCGTTACCGTCAAAATCGTTATATGTAAATGATTGCTTTATCATAATTATACCCCTTTCTAAGGTATAAAAGGTAATGGCTATTAGTTAGGCATCACCTTTTATTTTATTTTTATTATATTAGGTTTTAAATAGTACCCATGATTTCAATTAATTCCTCTGGGAAAGGTAATCTAGCAACTATTGCTTCAGCTACTGGATCAGTGGTTGCGTCTGCGCCATATAATATACCTTCTAATGTAGCTAATTTAACAGCATCAACTTTGGTAGAGTCTATTGTTATTGATGCTGATGGTTTAAAACCTGGAATCGTGATAGGAGTCGTTGTTAATTCCCATGAGAACGTAATAGCCTCTGGGCTATCATTTATAGATACATATCCTTTTTCAGAAGGTGCAGCCGTTGCTCCATAAACTAAATGTAATTTATATCCATGTTCAAGACCCTCAGTGTCATTACCAAGAGCGGTCTTATATGATAGACCAAATGGGACACGTTTTTGTTGACCCGCCTTAACTCCAGGTGCTATTTCCGCAGAACCATCACATACTTCAAATTCTTCTGGATATGTATAAGCCTCTACGGTTGCGCCGAATTCTTCCGCTGAAACCAAATTAAGGTATTTAGTATTGTTGGCGTACAATGGTGTTGGTTCTGCTCCAGAAGGACTTTCTGTAACTGATATTAAACCATTCCACGCAACCCCTAGTGGGTATAAACCACCTGTTTGGGGGTATAAAACCCCTTGTTGTACGCCCGTTTCATATAAACGTTCTCCTGTTTTGTCCCATAATATTTTAGACATATTTTAAATCTCCCTTTTGATTATATTTTTGTTAGTGTCTCATAACAAATACGTCATGATTTAAATTATTAGATGTGAAATGTCGATCGAATTTTACTGTGGGTATTCTAGATACCTTATCTCGTATTTCGCTGTCTGGATCACTGTCTAT